CTATCAATGAAGTAAGATTCCAACAGCTTTATGGTCATTTGATTGGTGGCGCTGGATATGATATGAGCTATTTGCCAACAGCTTCAGTTACTTCTGCAAATGGTACAGGAGCAAATATCGCAGTTACGGCTATTCTAGGAGCAGGCGCAAATCTTGATCCGATAACATCTTCTATTGGTGGTGTTCAGGCAATTACAATTTATAATAGAGGATCTGGATACTTATCAAATACAACTGTAGACTTATCTGGAAGCGGCGACGGAACAGCTACTGCCAACGTTGTAGTTGTCGCTGGAACGTTCTCTTATCCAGGAAGATATCTAAATGATGACGGACACCTAAGTTCATATAATTTCATTCAAGATAGAGATTATTACCAAACATACTCATACGTCATTCGATCTACGAAATCGATTGCTCAATATAGAAAAACTCTAAAAGATATTGTCCATCCATCAGGAATGAAGCTCTGGGGTGAATGGCTGTATATAAATGAAGAATCAAGCAATACAACATCAAACGTATATGTAGAATACTCTAACAATTCTACAGCATTCTCGGAAACATATGTCAAATCTGGAAATACCATAAACATATCATATGAATCACACGGATTCGTCAAAAATGCGAATGTTCGTCTCGAATTTACGTCAGGCGACTATGCAAACGTTAGAAATGGAATTTATCAAATTGCAAATGCCCAGACAAATTTCTTTACTGTCATTCAAAAAAGCAATATTCTAAGCATTGCGATAACAAATGCTGGAAGAAATTATAACGCAAATAGCTATCTAATAATTTCAGGTGACGGTTATGGTGCGAATGTGAGATATAATACAAATTCTGTGGGATCTATTACTTCAGTAACGTTCAATGACCATGGAATAAGATATACATATCAACCAACGATTACTGCTCTTTCTTATGATATAGGATATAGCATCGATATGACAACTATAAACGTCGATAATACAAGTATTACAGTAGATTCTGATGCTTTTGATCCAGCAGTATTCAGTTCTATACTATCATATTCTGGAAATACATCAGGAAACGTAATAGTTTCCATGTATTGATTATAAATATAACAAGAAATTTCTCAAGAGGAATAGTCCAATATGTCTTATGCCACCTTTGTGGATCTAAAAGTAACAGCAGCGGAACAGTTCAAGGAATCTGTATCGGAACCGACTCCAAATACAAGCATATATCTGACATTTGGAAAAATTACAGCATGGGCAAATGAAGCAAGCCCGGACACAGCCAATACTTCTGGTGCAACAGTCAGAGAAATTTGGTCGAATATGTTGGGCGGCAAAAGAATTCTTGGTGGTGATATACATCATGTTATTTCCAGAATCAATTGGACTGCTAATACTGTCTATACTGCATATGATGATATATCAACTGACTTATGTACAACTCAATTTTATGCAATGAACAGCGACTATTCTGTTTATAAATGTATTGCAAATAATAATGGTGGAATGAGTACTGTAGAGCCAACATCTGTTAATCCAGCTATTACTTCGTCCACATCCGACGGCTATATTTGGAAATACATGTACACTATATCTGATGCAGAACAAATCAGATTTATGACAGATTCGTATATGCCAGTTAAAACTTTGACTGCTGATGATGGATCACTTCAATGGCAAGTTCAACAGGAAGCTGAAGATGGTTCAATCGAAGCAATTTTCTTATCTAACGTAGGTATAGGATACACAAATTCAAGCAACATTATCGTATCTGTTTCTGGTGATGGTCAAGATTGCACAGCGACAGCTACAGTGAATACCACATCTAATACTATTTCAACGATCACAGTAACAAATCCAGGTTCAGGATATACGTATGCTTCTGTCACTATAACAGATGCTTCTGTCGGTCAATATGCAGCAGCAAGAGCTATCATTTCTCCTCCAGGAGGACACGGTTCGGATCCACTATATGAACTATGTGGAAAAAATATAATGATCAATGCCAAGCTTAGATACGATGAAGATGGAACTTTTCCTGTCACAAATGATTTCCGACAGATAGCTCTAATTAAAGATCCAATTTCAGCTTTGACATCAAACGTCGCAACGAATACTGCATTTTTCCAAAGCGAATCTATTATTACTTCTGGCACTGGAGATTATGTACAAGATGAATATGTATATCAAGGCGCTAGTCCGTCTTCTTATACTTTCAAAGGAAGAGTTGTGTCATGGAATTCGACTACCGGCGAAGTGAAGATCATAAATACTGATGGTGAACCAACTGCTGCATTGTCGCTGATCGGAGTAACAAGTACAACAAGCAGAACAGTTAGCAGTATTACCCAAGGTATTATGGAGCCCAGAACTGGAAGAGTTTTGTTTGTTGATAACATAGAAGCCGTTACACGATCATCTGATCAAATAGAAGATTTTAGAATTGTTGTAAAATTTTAATAGGAAAGAAAAGAGATGGCGAATACCTCTAATACAGTCGCACTAACTACAGACTTCAATGTATCTCCATACTATGACGATTATGATCCATCTAAGGGATACTATAGACATCTGTTTAGACCTGGATATGCAATTCAGGCTCGCGAACTAACTCAGATTCAAACATCTCTCCAAAAGCAGCTTGACCGTTTTGGCAAGCATATTTTCAAGGAAGGAAGCATAGTTCTTCCTGGTACCTTTGGAATTTATACAGCAAATTCTATTACCGGGCCAGTTCAGTACGTCAAAGTCAAAGATACAGATAATGCGAATTCGGCAGTAGATATTGCAGATTTCTTGTATCAAACAGTTACTGGTCAGACTAATGATATCTCGGCCGACATTTCAATGGTTCTCGATGGAACTGAAACATCTACAAACACAAAAACAATATATGTAGATTATAGAAACGTTGCAAACTCAAATGCAGCTATCAAAACATTCCAATCTGGTGAAATTCTCGTATCAAACGCAGGAAATCTAGTTGTAGTCTCAGCAAATTCTACTGGTTTCGGATCAGCATTTAGAATTTCCGAAGGTGTAGTATTCGCTAAAGAACATTTCATCGCATTCGAAACACAAGATATTATTCTGGATAGGTACAATTCGTCTCCTACATGCAGAGTGGGATTCTACATTCAGGAATCAATCGTCAATTCTACAGACGACCAAAGTCTTCTAGATCCTGCTCTAGAATCTTCAAACTATACTGCTCCTGGTGCTGATAGACTAAGACTAGATGTTTCTCTCCAAGTTGTAGATTTTGCTGATGAAGCAGGATCAGCAGACTTTGTTCCCCTTGTCGCTATCAAAGACGGTATCATTGAAACTGTTCTGGAAAGATCACAGTACAACGTTCTGCAAGATGAATTAGCAAAAAGAACATTCGACGAATCGGGGCATTATTATGTCGAAGGTCTAAATGTCGCAGTTCGTGAACATTTAGATGATGGAACAAATGGTGGTAGATTCTTGTCTGCAAACGGTGGAAACTCACAGCTTCTATCTGTTCAAGTTTCTCCTGGAGTTGCATACGTTCAAGGATATGAAGTAGGAACATTGACAACAAGATATATTGCAACCACAAAAGCTGTGGATTATGCAAACATCAATTCTCAGATCGCATCTGCATCAATGGGATCATACTTGACTGTCAAAGAATTGACAGGAGTGTGGCCATTAGACGTTGGCCAAGAAATAAAATTCTATGATACTGCTCAGACTCGCTTGACTTCACAGGCGTGGTCAACTGGTGCACAGTCAGGAAATAACATCGGTTCAGCTAGACTTATGTCTATCGAATACGATTCTGGAACAATGGGCACCCCTTCAGCACAATATCTAGTTTATTTGAATGATATTAGAATGAACGGTACAAACAGCTTCTCAAATGTCAAAAGCTTGTATTACGATAATGCTTCCGTTGCTGATCTTGGAGCTGACGTTGTTCTGGATTCTTCTAACAATGCAGTTCTCCAAGATGCTGCTCTAATTCCATTGCTGTACTATGTCGGGTCGGACTTCTCTAAAACTCTAAAACCAGGCGGAATTTCGGATACAACATTCACTTACAAATCAGATACCGACGTTTCAAACATCGCAACAGGAACGTTCAATCTTTCTCTACCTGCAGGCGCAGACGAATTCCCATATGGTACAACTTCTCTGTCTTCTACACAGAAGCGTGAAATTATGTTGGCAATATCTGCTGACACAACAGTTTCACTTTCAGGTACAGTTGCAAACTCAGGCAAAAATCTCATAGGAACAAGCACAAACTTCGACAGATTGAATGTCGG